CAAATGATCTTACAAATAATGTTAGCAGAATAGGTAATTTAGAAACGAATTTAACAAATAATTCAAGTAGAATTACAACGGTCACAAATGATCTTACAAATAACGTTAGTAGAATAAGTACATTAGAAAATGAAGTTCAACCAGTTAATAGAGGTGGTACGGGTTTAGTAAATTACAATGTAGGTGATATACTCTATGCGTCAGGAACAACAACACTATCAAATTTAGGTATAGGTTCATCTGGTGAAGTACTCACAGTTTTGGAAGGTACAGTATCTTGGCAACCAGCTTCTGGTGGTACTGGTAGTAGTGTTTGGACAACCTTGGGTTCAGACATATACTATAATAGTGGTAATGTGGGTATTGCAAATACGGCGCCTATACATACACTCGATGTAGGCTCAAATGTCGCGATTATAGACGACGGTATAGATAAACTTGTTATAAGGGGTAACGTGTATTCAACTAATGGTATAATTGCATCTTCATTCGAGGGTAATGGTTCTAAACTAACGGGTGTGATAGCATCATCTATTACAACTGAAGCGTCGCGTACGATATCTATTTCAACTGTTAATGTATTAGGTGCGGAGTGGCGCAGAACATAAATATATATACTTAAAATAGAAATATGTCCGGTTCAAGTTCATCTAGTAATACTAATAATACAGGACCATTAGACTCAGAATATATCACCGACAGGGACGCCAGTCATGCATTAAGATATTGGGTACCTACATCTTCTAAATTATCAAGGGGTGTAAAGGGTATAATTCAAAGAGTTTTTACAGGGGAACCTTTAAATAATTTATGTAATGTATATATTTATAACGAAACGTCTAAATCGTGGTTTCATGAATATACAATTACAGGTAGTTCAGGTGAAGATTTTGGCAGATCACTCGATGGAACAGATAACGCAGATATGGTAGCTATAGGCGCACCCGGGACATGGTTTGGCTCTGTAAGTAACATAACAGGTTATGCTCGTGTATTTACGAAAGATAGTTCAGGGAATGGGTGGACACAAAGAGGTGCATCTGTATCTCAAACAGGAGGGTTTGGACACTCCGTTGCATTATCACAATATGATGGTAATATATTAGTTGTTGGTGCACCTTTTTACAACACACTTGTTCCATTAAGTAGTGGTGGTGTTGATTTTAGAAGTATAAACGTTTCAGAAGGTAAAGTTTATATATATAAATGGAATGGGACAAACTATATTTTACAACAAACTTTAAATTCACCTTCTGGAACTTTATCAACATCAATTACACCGTTACAGTCACAAAGTTTCTACTTTGGATACTCTCTGGGTATAACAGATATAGGTGATAAGATAATAGTAGGCGAACCAGCAATAAGAAATATTTGGTATGTACCGGACCAATTACAAAATGGTCCTCCTGGTTATTGGTCATCATCAGAGTTTCCGTATACAGGTAATGCACATGTTTATGATAATTTTACCGTTTTATCTGGTGGTACGACATGGACAAGTAACGTATCCATGACTTCTGTTATAGGAACAACTGGTATAGGTACATCATTGGATTTAAACCCTAACCATGTTAGATGGTTAGATGCACTTGGTACGTCTGTAGATATAAATAGAAATGGAACACGTATATTAGCCGGTGGTCCTGGAAGTTACGGTACGTCGAACGCGGCTCCACATTTCATGACTGGTCGAATATATACATTAGATTGGGACCCGATTGATACGGAATGGAAAGAAATGGGACAGGTTTCTAAACATATAGTTGCACCTAGAGGTGCAATGTTACTTGGAATGAATACACGTTTTGATGGTTCTGGTAGACGTATAGTTTCTGGTTGTACAGGTTTTATAGACAATGTAAATTATGCAAAGGGTGACATTTTAGTATACGATTGGAACGGTGACCAATGGGTAAATTTTCCCGGGGAAAATGTTGAAATTATTGATCGGGCATGGAATGCATCTGATTATTGGACAAATTGGCAATGGAGACTCGGTGAATCTATTTCCATAGACGGTGAAGGTGAAATGGTATGTTTTGGCGTTTCCGAACATAAATATCCACATGCACTTACCAGTGGTGTATTTAGACCAAATGCGTTTAATGTAGATAATATAACCTATATAGGTGGTGCAACTACATCTACAGCTGGTTCTTCGTCTACAGTTACAACCGGTTCATCGAATATTTGGGTATACAATATTCAACAGTCCATGGTTGTTAAAGGTAATGTAACGGTAGGTGGATACGTTCAGGCAACTAGTATATCTATTGGTACCGAAGACGATTCGAGTACGAGTACAAAAACTTTATACTTTGGTGGTTCAAAATCAGATAATTCGTATGACCTTACAGTTATAGAAAATAGAGTATACGGTAACGAAGAAAAAGCTGAATTATTAATATTTAAAGGTAATGATAATGCAGATCCGACCACGGGTGGTGGTACATTTGGTCCAGATAGAATACGTTTAAAAGGCGGTCAAATAGCATTTGATTTAAATGCTGGTTATGATAGAACACAAGAAGATATACGTGCTGTTATGCATAGAAACGCAGGTGGAGCTGGTATGTTAGGTATAAATGTATCTGCACCAACCGAAGTTATAGATGTGGATGGAAAAATTAAATGTTCACAGGGTTTTATAGGTAGTGGTACAGAATTAACAGGTATTGATTTAGATTATGTTGTACAAAAGACTACTTCAAAATTCAATAATCAAGCAGGTATAGCGACAAACCATATACAGTTAGGGGAATTTACGGTAGGTAGTGTAACCACATATCCAACAGTTGCATTAAGTGGTAATTCAAGTAGTGGTTACACCGTAAATGCATCGAGAGATACTGCAAATGCGTATAAAGCCTTTAATAATAATACAAGTGATTATTGGGAAATAGGTACTAGTACTGAATATAGTAATGGTTCTAATAGAGGTGCATATTTAGGAACAACGGAAAAAGTTTCTGGGTATAAAGGTGAATGGATAGAACTTATACTACCAAATCAAATATTTGTTACTGAATTACAAATATATTGTAGACAGGCTTTATTCTTACCTAGAAGATCATATACATTTGGTAGTAATGATGGTATAGAGTATTATCTTATACAAGATTCGGGTGATAAGGGATACCTGTGGGGATCAAGCGCTACTTACAACACCATTTTTACTAGAACACCTAATACGGTTACCGAAGATCCATATAATAGGATTTTAATTATTGCCGAATCCCTTAGTGGGGGTAATTCAATGGAATGGAATGAGATCAATATAATTGGTCAATCTGTTTCATCATTAAACTTAAATATGAAACTTGATAATACAGGTAAAATAGGTATAGGAACTACAAATCCGTCCGGTCCTTTACATATTTACGAATCGACAGGTTCGAATCATGCACCAAATACCGGTACACTTATTTTAGATCACGGCGATTCGGGTGGTTCGTCATGTATTGTGTTTCCAAGTAGAATTAATAACGGTTCGGACTATGGGTACATACAATATGAAGATTCAACATCGTCTGGAGATGAAAAATCGCGACTTATAATCGGAACACAGAATGATGCCACGGATGGAACTGGAAATGAAGATAATATCATATTAAGTCCATCTTCGTATGTTGGTATAGGAACATCAAGTCCTCAGCATATGCTTCAGGTTGGCGGAAATGTAAGTTTGGGTTCACCTTCAGAAAGGTTGTTTCGTCCGACACATTATTACTACCAGACATATTCAGGAACCAGTGGATACGCTTACCATTTCCTGGAGACTAATAACACGTGGGTCTTAAATAACAATGGGAACGACAAAATGTACATCAGGTCAGATTCAGATATTGTATTGGATAACTTCACTGGACAGCATAGATCTTTTGTAGAAAATGTTTGGACCGAAAATATTAATGACTATATTGGTCTCATCGTATGTGCAAATAAGAATACATACACGAGTGCGAGTTTTGCCACATATAAAGGAAATCGCGCGATTCAAATAAATGAATCTTTACCAGATGTTCGTCTCAGCAATGTTGCCTACGATAAATCGTGCTTTGGTGTAATATCTAGTGGTGAAGACCCAGAATCACGCGAAGATACATATGGTACCATAACGATCCCTATTCCTAAAGAAAGGGGTGATACGCGTACTTTTATCAACTCCGTAGGTGAAGGTGCCATTTGGGTGACCAATATCAATGGTTCCCTCGAATCAGGGGATTATATCACGACATCCAATATAGTTGGCTATGGTCAGAAGCAGGACTCTGAGTTCCTCGCTAACTATACGGTTGCTAAAATAACGATGGATTGCGATTTTAATCCAAAAATTCAACCAGTGAAACAAATTAAAAAGGAACTGGGAAATGTAGAATACTGGATAAAATACAAAATAAAGGTAATATCACAAGAAGAATACAATGTATTACCGGATACACAAAGGAGAATAAAAACAAACGCTGATGGTAATGATAAATATTACCAATTAATTTATGAAGAAAAAACTATAGAAGATCCATTAATCTATGAAATAGAAAATTATGTTTGGATACACGAATCGAGAGAAGAAATGATTAATTCAATTGATGAAAATGGTATTTTTATATGGGAAGACCATCCCACAGAAACAGAGAAAGCCTATAAAATCCGATACCTCGATGCTAATGGCATGGAGACGGATGAAGCGAATCATGTATACAAGGCAGCTTTTGTAGGGTGTACATATCACTGTGGTTAAACTAATTTACCATTCTGGAAAAAGTCACAATGGTAGAAAGTTTTTTTACTTTACTTTCGTGGAAGTGAATCCATTATCGCGAGGGCAATAACACCCGCAATAAAGAACAAAACAACGTAATTACACTCGGTATCCTCCTCACCAGTAGAAATTTTCCGTTTCTCCTGGACTGGGACTGATACTTCTCGTGAAGGTCTCGGTCTTTCAATAGGATCTTCGTCTAAAGGACAATACCCTATCATATACTATATTTTACAAATTAATTTCGACCGATTTTTTCTTTCGTCCACGTTTACCCTTGGACTGAGTAACTTTCACTTCACGAACATCACCGTCTTCGCCTTCACCTGTATCTGGTGCTTCTGCAATATCCGAAACGTCATCGTCGTCATCGTCTACACTAGGTGGTTCCTGGGGTGCGATACTCGTCGTGTTCATGGGTGGTGTTGGTGGCATCATAATGTTACCCATGAGACTCGAAATATCGAACCCTGGTCCCTGCATTTCGCGTCGTCCACCTTCGGAAGAAGGTTCTCCCGATTCACTTTGTTGAGATTTCGATACCGTATTCTGAACTGCGGACATCATATTCTGAACCAATCCTGGGTTTTGTTTAATCACGTCGTTCATGTTCGGCATAACAGATTTGAACATACTATTTGTTAAATGGAACATCATAGCTGAACCACCAAGCATCATAATAAGTTTCACTTCTGGTGCAACGTGCATTTTCGTTCTATACTTAACGTATAACTCCTCGAAAACTTCATCGTAATCGTCGACGTTTTCCATGACGTTTTCGGACCAACCGTCGAGTTGGATCTCAAACGGGTTATACTTTTTATTTAAAAACTCGAGACCCGTCGTACATGCAATAAGCATACGTCTCGAAAACTTAATCGACTTATCCACATCTATGCTATACGTAATTCGTTTAACTTCAGTTCTGAGCTCATCTATAGGGGAATAGGCATTTAAACGCTTGTTCACAGTAAACCCCTTTTTTTCCAAACGTCCAAGTTTATTAACTAAATCGGCTTTCTCTTCATCTATTGTTTTAAACCCAGGAGACGGTTTTTCTTCCTCTTCCATGGCGTACCCACCTCCTCCGCCACCACCATACTCCATTTCAGGTTCGTCGTCTTCGTATTCACCATAATCTATAGGTTCTTCGCGTGGTGGTGCTGATGGTTGCGCCTGTTTACTCGGGTTAACAAACGAATCAATATCTTCCTGAAACATTTGTGGTTGCGGTGGTGTAAACTGGGTTTTCATCCTCGAAATCTGCTTTTTTACAGGCTGGTGTCTCGGAACTTCTATTTCTATTTCGTTCATCAAGGCCTGCTCGTTATCATCGAGTTTCATTATATTTGTATCTCTACGATCAAGAATAATCTCTCCGTCCATTACTCTTTATGTTGAAACTATTCTAATCTCTTTAACGCACTTTATAAAAAATGTTGTTTCATTATAAATGAAACTCAACGCCACTAACAGAAATACACTTCGTGCTATCGTTATTGTCATCGCTCTCTTATGCGTACTTGCCATGTTACGTACCAGTGGATACCAGGCTAAAGAAATTGAAATCGAAACCGTGAACACGGGATCGCTCTTCGATATACCTTCTACCGAAGAGTGTTTGGGCACCGCATATTACTCGGACAGTAAAGGTGGTGTATGTGACGGCCAAAAACTCGTCAGAGAACAAGCGAGTTATAAGATGAAGTAAAATCTCCAGTATATATAAATGGCTTTAGTGACTAGTCAGACATCTTTACCTGATTTCGAACACGAGTATCACACGATCACGGTTGATACCATAGGTCAGGCGAGTAAAAACACGTTCACGGTTCATCTTCAACAAACACTCGAAAATGTTGTTCAAGCGAGACTCACAGCCGCACAAATTACGACGACAAATTCTAACGTATGTTATATTTCCGTGAACGAACTCGATACGAATTATTCTCAGAGAACATCCAATCTTTTTGGGTACGAAGGTCAATCATCCTTGTCCAAAGTAAACAACTCTTTCGGAAGTTTAATCAGTGGAAGTGGGACAGCTTCAGAAATCGTTTTTAAAGATAATTACCCTGTCGTACAACAATATTCGACACCTATACGAAAGATCGATAGATTAACGTTTAGTTTGTATAACCAGGATGGTAATACCATAGAAGGTACAAAAGATAACTTTTTTATTTTTAGATTCGTGTGTAAACAAAAAAATTTACCACCGTTTCAGGGTAGTAAATAACGCATATTTTTAACCTTTTCTTATTATAAATGTCATCTGGTATTGTTCAACTCATTGCAATTGGTGCTCAAGACGAACACATCATGGGCGAACCAGAAATTTCGTTTTTTACATCAACGTTTAAACGGCATTCTAACTTTTCACAGTCCGTAGAGAAACAGACCATACAAGGGGCTGTGAAAGGCAATTCCATGTCATCCATTCGATTTGATCGAACGGGTGATTTACTAGGGTACACGTACCTTACCATAGATAACAACACACAAGCACTTGACATTCAGCGCTGGGACACGCTCGTAGATAAAGTTGAACTTCTCATTGGTGGACAAGTTATAGATACACAAGACGCTATTTTTACGGAAAAAATAGCTATCGATACGTTTGCAACGAATGTATCAAAAAGCGCTAACGGTACACACCCAGGTGTAAGCGCACGTTCGTATTTTTACCCGTTCCGGTTTTTCTTTTGTGAAGGTCCACAGTGTGCTTTACCAATAGTTGCCTTACATTACCATAACGTAGAATTACGTATATATTGGGGCCCAGATGCAGGTAATTATAATTTTGAATGCTATTCCAACTATTATTATTTAGATAACGAAGAGCGCGGTAACCTCGTTTCTCGTAACCATAATCTAATCATTACTCAAGTTCAAAAAAGTATTCCATCAAACGAACTTTCACAAGAACTCACGTTTAATCACCCAGTTAAGTATATCGCATCTTCGGATACAACAACCGAAGGTGCTTTAACGTCAACAACCAATAAAATAAAAATTGAAATAAACGGTTTAGATATTGGTAATTTTAAGTGGGCAAAACCACATTTTATAGACGTTATGAACTATTACCATACAAATTTTGTTACTTCGCCCGATTTTTTCTTATACTGTTTTTGTTTATCAACGAGTTCACTCCAGCCGACAGGAACACTCAATTTTAGTCGTTTAGATTCAGCAAAAGTTATTAGCCAATCCATGATCATTTCCGACCCTATATATGCAGTAAACTATAACATACTCCGTATCGAAAATGGTATGGCTGGTCTCATCTACGCAAATTAAAATACGTACCTATATTAAATGGTTAAAAACATACCGACCATCGAGCGGTCTACCAAAATCCGGTTTGGTAAACACGCTACGGACGACCAGGCTGAAAACACGATCGTGTTCAATGCTTCAAATGTAGCTATAGATACATCGGTTCCAGGGAGT